GTATTCGCATCGTAAACCTGTTTGTTGCGATAACGCATCATAACATCACGAAGATATTGCTCTGCTTTTACCTTAGGAAGATTACCAACATCAATATAAAAAATACGACGTTCTGGTGCTCTCGATAATCTATAAATTACGAGAGAATCCTCAATCATTCTAAGTTGATTGAGTGCCTTGATTGCTTTGTGGAGATATGAAAGAACAGTTCCCTTATTTCTATCAACAAGACCTGAAGTACAATATGTAATCGCATCCTTTGCAATTTTGGTTCCTTTAGTTCCACCACCACCAGTTAAATTTCCTGATGGATAATTTGGTTTTGGTGTATAAACAAAATACTCCTCAATTTCTGGAGCAATTCCATTTTTTGCTTCATTACGACCAGGAACATTTGGTCCAATAACATTTTTATCTTTTTTCTTTTCTTGTCTCACAAACCTCATTTTCATGGGGTCAATATATCTCAGTTCTTTAATACCTTCCTGAGGTTTTTTGGTATCGATTACTTTATGATAATAAAGTCTTCCATCAACATACCAATTCCTAAAAATTTCATGTGACTTTTTGTCAAAGTCCAGTATTTCTTTAATATACTTAAATTCTTTTCTAATTGCCTTTTTTAAATTATCAGTTGCATTCAGATTTGAAAGTTCAATTTCAATTGGAGAATCGTAAAGATCACTGACGATTGCTTCATTTACAACATCTTCTATAGCTCCATCCGCTTCGGGATGAAGTGACATTTCTCTATATCTTTTAATTAAGTCAAATTCTGTTCTGTATTGTCCTTCAATATCTACATACGAACCATAAAATCCACTAGCAATATAGTTATCAACCCCGTCCTCGTTATTTTCGGGGACGGGGGAAACTATAGACTTGGATTTTTTTTCTTTATCTTCAATAGAAAAACCAAAAAGTTTTGCCATATTATAAACTTGCTTAGACTGTTATTTTACTATTTAGCTAATGCTTTCACCACCAGCTTCTGAAGCATTACCTTTAATTGCTTCATAGAAATGTACTTGCATTTCAACAGTAAATTCTTCAAGAGTATCAGTAGTTTCATAACTCAAATCAATTGCGGAAATGTTAGTTGGAAAAACATCTTTAAAGATGTACTTTCTAAGAACACCACCATCACGGTTGAGTTGATTGACCTTTGCGTCTACTTGATAAAGTGCAGGATCAGTTTCACCAGTCGCATTATCTAATTTATTGATGGTATTCATCCACTTTTCAAAAGCAGATCTGATAGAGAATGAAACATCATTAAGAACTGTGATTGTCCAGGTTTCGAATGTTCTGTCCCCAGCAATCTTTAAGATTCTTCCTCTGAAAGGAATATCAATAGGTGCGATTGTAGAAGCAGGTAAGTTTGCTGCTTTTACTAAAAATCTTGCATTATCAAGAACTTCATTTTCATCTTGAACTCCAACTATCGAGGGGAACGTAAGTTCCACCTCAAATAGATTAGGTCTTGCACCACCACCTTTTAACTTACTTTTGAAGTCGGTGATAGTTCTTAGTGGTAAAGTATTTACCTGTTGACGGTTTGCCATTGTTTTTTATACCTCTAAATTAAACGTTACCGATAACTTCTTCAAATGAAACACCAGTTCTGGTGGCAACAAACGTAAGACCGATAAAGTTGATTGATCTTGCGGGTTTAATGAAAATGTCTGCTACAAACTCATTATTATCTATAATGGCAGCAGTGTTATTTGTCTCATCACAAACAACAACGAAATCAAAGATTCCTCTCTTTGCCTGAACATCACGGAGGAATGGTTCAACGATATTTACAAAGTTAGTTCTTGTAATTTCATCGTTGAATTCAAAGAGTTGATCTTTAGCTGCAGCAGAAATTGAATCCTCAAGGAAGAGGAACAATCTACGAACATTGATGCGATCAAAGGCCGATGACTTAGCAAATCCAGTCTTGTCTCCAAAGAGAACAATACCAGAACCAGGTGAGAAGATTACTGGATTGACTCTATTTGAATAAAGTCTATCTCTTTGTGTCTTGCTTGGATTATATGCAAGTTTTACTGCATTGAGGATTGCTCCTCTATTAGTTCCTGCTGGTGAGAACCATGGGAAGTTATTTGCATCATTTCTTGCACAGAGACCGGCAATATCTCCATTTAAAGGAATATATCTGAAGGTATTTGCAAACCTATCAAACATATACTTATAACCACTATCAAAGACTGCATAAGAAGATGACGTAACAGGAGCAAAGAAACTAATTACATTATCTGTAATAGTTTCTGCTGAATTAACGGTCACTGCTCTATCATCAGATGTATCAGTAAGTGCTGCACCTCTATATGGTGAAATGAATGCAACGGCATCTTTTCTTACTTCGGCAACCGCAATACACTTATTGGCAAGTGCTTGTGCATCTTCTTTAGCATATCCTGCAGATCCCATGAGAACGAAATCTACATCATACTGTTCAGTATTTTCAAATAATCCATATCCAGTTACTAATCCAGATAAACCTGCAGTCAATGCTCCAGCATTGTCTACATTACCTGCACCATCATAATTCCAACCAGCGGTCATTTCTGAATTATTGTTTCCAGTTGCAGCAAAGGAAATTCCCTCTGCATTTTGGTCCCAACCAATATCAGTTTTCTTATCAAATGTTCCTTTATCAAATCCAGTAGTTACTATACCCGCAGGTTGAGAACCACCAAAAATTAATTCAGATCCATTTACAAGGAATTTTCTCCAATATTGTGGTGAACCTAATGAGAATTCAGCATCTTTTGCTTTTGATAGTCCAAGATGCTTCTCAAGAACTGTTCCACTATTTCCGGTAATGTCTCCATCACCATCAATTACAACAACATGTACCTCGTCAAATCTAGACCCTCTTGCTGCAGCATATGCAGAAGTTCCGGGACGATCGGCAAGTGTATTCCACTTAACACTTGTTGTAGAAGTTGTTGTTAAAGTCTGTTGATCAAACCAATCTTGCTCTGAAGATACAGTCGTAATTGAACTTACCCCAGTGGCAGTACCGTTTGTATGAATAGCAACGTTTCCTGATCCAGAGAATGCATATACTCCAGAAGGTTGATAATCAACTTCTGTTACTGTTCCTCCAAGCGAAACGTGCTCAAGAACTTTAACTTCTATTTGATTTGTTGCTGCAGTAATATTTGTTACAATACCTTTTAAAATACCATCAAGAACTGAAGTTGTTCCTGTACCTGGTAAAGTTGATGAAATTGTTTGAGTAACTCCATATCCAACAACAATATCTGATGTTGAATTTACAGTAAGAATTTGATCTGCCTTGGAGTCAATGATTCCAATTCTAATTCCATTTGCCCAAGAACCAGGACTTCTTGCAGCAACAACTATGTCAGAAATCGGATTTTCATCGTATCCAAGTTCTTCGTAATGATCTAAACTTTTGATCTTGATGCTAGCAGCTGCACCAACTTTTGCGTTTAGAAGATTAGCATTATCTGCTCTAACAACTTGTAGTGATCCACCATATGCCAAATATGAAGAAGCAGTGAGCCAATGCTCATAATGCTTATCTGTACCATATGGTTTTCCGAAAGTATCTAATAGATCCTTTTCGCTTCCGATTATTGTAGGAACTTCGACAGGACCTTGTGCGAAAGGTGCAACGATTGCACCAACACCGGAAGAAGTAGGATCAACCCTACCTACCGTTAGATCTACTTCCCTTACTACAATACCGGGAGATGCTAAATTTAGTGGCATCTTGTTTTTCCCTCGCAGCCAAATTTATCTAAAAATATTTATGAAAAGGGGTATTTTCAGTGGGGAAACAATGCATGAACATACTCGTGCACTTTCCTTTTCACCTGATCAACCAGAGGATACATATTTAAATGATGATAAACTTCATATATTACTTCGTCTACTTGCTCTTCACTCAAATCAGGATATAAATCTCTCACAAGAACATCTAAATGTAAGACAATTTTAGGATCTTCTAATTTTTTCATTTATTTTTATTTATCACCAATCTGGATATTCCCATTTTGATTTGATTTTCTTTTTAGATCTAACTCTAATTATAGTACATTCTTTACATTCGTAAGAATATGATGATGGTAATGTTTTTCTATCTTTCCTTGTAAGATAGTAATCTTCTATTAAATTTTTAACATTTCCGCATACTCTACACTTACGATCAAAAAATAATAAATGTTCTACTTCAATCTCATCATCAAATGTCATTACATATAATCCCACATATATGATCTATCTCCATATTCATCTGCATACCATCTATCACCCGAATTATCTACAAAAGTAGTTTCATCGTTAAATCCATCAGAAATAAATCCAAAAGGAGACATATCCTGTTCAATTTGATTTTTTTGCTCTTCGTATATTCTCTTCCTTACATCATTTTCGGTCATTTCTTTGAAATATTCCTGTGCCACTAACCAAGAGAATATTACAAGACACATAGCTAAGTCATCATTACAACCCTCTTCTGCTTCAAAAGAATTGCCTTTTTGAGAAAATGTAGTTAGTTCTGATATAACTTCATAATCAGATGCCAATAACTTATCGTCCTCAATTAAAGTCTTTAGATTGGAACATCCTAATTTTTTAACTGCTGCTGTTGTTCTAACACCAAGTTGAGATTTCTTCCCACTAAATCCTGATCCCACAACTTGACCATTACGACCTCTCATAGCACACATGAGAATATTCTCATACTCCAAATCATACTGAAGAATACTGGCAACTTGATCTCCAATATCGTTTACTTCAATCAACAACCAAGATTGATTATATCCCTTTGCCACATCCAAAATTATACTTGGAAATAACATTGGTTTTATTTCATTATTCCTATACTTTGCAACTACCTTATATGGAAACTCCGTAATATCAAAAACAATAAATGCTGAATAGTCGTTTCCTAATCCACGAGCAACATCAACGGTAATCAAATAATTATGATCTTGAATTGGATTTTCATAAACATCAAGTCCCGCATTTCTCTGTATCGGATCTTCATATACAAGAGTCTTAAGTTTTGATGGATTAATGAGTGTATTAACAGATCCTAAGAACTCGCATTCAAACTCAACACGAAACTGTTCTTCAGAAGTATTGGCAATTGTTTGTTCTTTCCAAACTACATCTCTACCGGGAACTTCTGACCAATGAACTTCTGTAGGAATATATTCATTTTTACTTCTTTCTGCATCATGCCACATACGGTAGAAATGATTCATACCATGTGGAGTTGAAACGATAATTACTTTGGTGTTTTTACCAGAAGTAATAGTAGGATAAACAGATGCAAAGAAGGAGTCCGCAACATGGTTTGGAACGAAGGCGAATTCGTCGAGGAAGAGAATGTTAAACGACATGCCTCGGACAGCACTTGCAGACGTAGAAGCTGCCAGTATCTTACTCCCATTTTCTAACTCCATTGAACCTTTGTTCCATGACAGAATACCCTGCTGCATCCATTTAGGCAAATTTTCGTAAGCAGTCTGTAGTCTTTGTAATAATTCTCTTGCAGTTGCTGCTTTATTTGCCAGAATACCGATATTTACACTGTCATTAAATACAGCATAATGCAGAAGGTAAGATACCACTGTAGTGGATTTACCAGTCTGTCGTGGCATTTTACATATGTTAAATCTATTATCATGAAAGTTATTAATCAACTTCTCTTGAAAATGATATGGATTGAACTGTGTTAAACCTTCATCCAGAGAGATAATTTTAATATAATTATTAGCAAAATACACCGGATCTTCTTCGCACTTGAGATACTCAATGATTTGTTCCTCAGTGAATGGGATCGGTGTATTTGCTTTTTTTAGATTAGGATTACCAAGATATACTTCACTCATAAACTATCAGCAGTTCCATGCCCTCAAAGACTTATTAATTCTGCTATCAGGATCGTTAGCAGTCTTACTACTAGTTAGTTTCTTTTTCATCCCCTTCATTCTCGCACAAAAACTCTTTCTACGAGGGTTCCCAACTTTCTTTGAAGGTCTCTTAAGATCGCTTCCTGGGTTCTCACGCTCATACGACTTCCTGCCTTTTTCATTTAATCCTCCAGATTGATTTTTACCAGACTTTTTTGTCCATGCTGCTCCTTCTTCAATTTCAGATCTCCAATTGGAATAATTTTCTTTAGGAACACAATTAGGAACCATCTTACCACCCTTCTTTTTCATACCCACTTGTTTGTGGGTATCCCAACAAGGATCTTTCTTTTCTTTAATTTCAGTCTCCTCTTTCTTTACACAGTTATTATAAGTCTTACCAAACATTTTCTTTGTGCCTTTTTTCTCATATCCAGGCCAACATTTTTTAGCCTCACCCATGAGATCTGGACCCTTTGCTTTTTTCTTTGCAACTTTTGCCTCATTCTCATTGGGAGATTGAGTCATATTTCTGATCTTCTGTTGTTTCTGTGCCTGCTTATGTGCCTTAGGATTAATATCAAAAGAACCTTCTTCAATCACTCCACCTTTAATGGGTTCTGGTTTAATTAGATCAGTAAATTCATATTCAGTTGCTTTGAAATCATCCCTCCAGTTTGATAATTCGTATGATTCTTTCTTGGTGCTATTTCCCCAGTTAGCAGCACCAACCTTACGGCATTTTACCAGAGCACCTGAAGCATAAGCAGAAGGCCAGACAGAATAACGAGACTTGACCTTATGATAACAAGCATCTTTCGTTCCACTACCTTTACCCTTCTTATCTTTTCCTTCGATAATCTCTACTTCTTCTTTTTTCATTTTCTTTTTGTCTGTAGAAACATAAGTTGGTTTTGCAGCACCAGATTTTTGTTGTTGTCCGGGGTCTGCTTTTTTCTTTCTTCTGGCAGCAGAGAGTCTTTCTGCCTTACTCATACTTGCTCTTTTTGATGAAGAGACGCACTTTGGTGTCCCTTCTCCGGGTTCATCACTTGCACATGTTCCACCTGTAACAACATTGACCCATCCACCTTTTCCATCTTTTGATTTAGAACCCTTAAACCATTTATGAAGGGTTCCTTCTCCTATTCCTCCTCCGTTGGATCCACCATTACCACTCCCATTCCCATTACCACCATTGCCAGAACCATTGCCATTACTACTACCATTTCCATTACCATTTTTATTTTCATCAGAATCTGAATCATTTTCTTTACGAAGATATCCACCAAATCCTACACGATATCCACCAGGAATTGGTTTACATTTTTTTTCAGTATGGCAATAATAATATCCCTTCTTACACTTTTTCATCAATAAAAAAGTAAATTACTCTTTATTATTTAGAAAACCTTGTTTTAACATTTTTTGAAGTTCTGAAGTAGATCCTACAAATACTGCATTATTAGTAACATTATTTGTGGTTTTCTTAGATTCATCCTCAACTTCCTTGAGTTTCTTTTGTAAGTCGATTAGTTTATCTGTCGTATCTGCAACACTCTTAATTAACTGCCCAGCGACCTCATATGCTCTTGGACTTCCTCCTTCACCTGCTACTTCCATAATACCATTAATTGCCTCCTGACCCTTTTCTATGAGGGAATAGAGGTTGGCACGACTATATGTATAGTCTTTTTCTATATCATTATCTTTAGATTTTACAATCTCAGAGTCTTTAATCTTTTTTGTTTCTACTATATCACTCTCAATATTAAGAGCTTCGTCGATGGAGTCATAATTATTGTCCATAATATATCAATAATCCTCTTTTTTAGTGGGACTAAACTCTCTAGAGTCTCCTAAGAACTCCCAGTTTTCGGTAAATCCAAAATCATCACCAGGTTCAGCATCGATTGGATCTGGAACAGCCGTATATCTCATTTCACGTTTTGCTGTCTTAGTATTCGTGTCTGCATACAAATCAACCTGAACCTTTCTAATAAGTCCATCAGTGCTATCTGCGATAGGACCGAACAGATATGTTTTAGCAGTAAATCTTAAAGTATAAATTAGTGCTCTGCGAGTTTGGAATGATCCTTCATAGTCATCTTGAAAATCTATACTATCCAATACAATAGGAACATCTCTTTTTTCACCTATTGATTCTACTAAATCCACAGTAACATTAAATGATGGTTGAAAAAACGGTAATATTTGTTCGACTATTTGAAGGGCATCATCATTCAATTTTGTAAAAATATTTAATTCAAATCCAATATTATAAGGAACTGGCATGAAGACTTTTTTTACTTTAGAATCATCTGATACTGTTTTAAATGTTTGTGTGATTCCAGTTTTTCTTGTCGAATCATATGCAATATTATTCATCTCAAAAGACATTCTGGGCAAAGTAATTGCAACAGGTTTTGTTAAATCTTCTTGCTGTTCAATTTTTGCAAGAAATTTCTGCATTGGTCCATAAGATAATCCAACTTTCATATCAGAAATTACACTTTCGGAATTATCTTTATGTTTGATATGAATATCATTAAAAAGAGTTCCAAATGCTATAATTGTTTTTCTAATTATTTCGTTATAATAGTATGTTCCTAACATTAATACGTACCAAATGGATTTGCTTCTGTAAAGTCTAATATTTTATCTGCTTCGAATTCAAAATCATCATTATCGGAATATTCATCACTTGTAGAAGTATCCAAGTCAAATGATTTTAAAGTGTAAACCGCAGAAGAAGATGATCCAACTATGTTTTCACCTTCACTAAATGTTCCACTATTTAGTGAAACTCTTAGTGTCTTATCAATATCCTGTCCAGGATTAGTCCAAGATTTAACTTCAGCAGTAACTCCCGAAAGAGAACCTGTTACAGTTTCCGAGACGATGTAGGTTCCAATTCCGATAGATGGTGGTGGAGAAACTGTAATATTTGGTTTTGATGTATATCCAGAACCTGCATTTGTTAGTAGTACTTCAGAAACTCTTCCGTCAGAAATTCTAGTAATTGCTGTTGCGGTTGTTCCTCCTCCGACTGGTGGATCTATCGTAATAGTTGGTGCTTGATAATATCTATCTCCTTTGTCTGTAACTTCGATCTTAAGTATAGGACTTTCGGATATAACACAAGTTGCAATCGCACCAGAACCACCCCCTCCAGTAATAGTTACTGTTGGAGGTTCAGTATATCCATATCCAGTATTTGTGATAACTATCTCTTTTACAGATAATGCATCTCCAACTGATGTAGTTATTGCAACTGCGGTAGCTGTCAAGGAAAATTCATCAACACCTGTAGCACCTATGATGGGGCTAAAATCTATATCTTCAATGTTATTAGGAGGACTTATCGTTACCGTAGGAATTCCTGTATAATTAAATCCATCGTTTAGTAGAACAACATTAGTAACACCTGAGAAACCCGGAATAAGTATAGAGTCACATTCTGCAGTTCCACCAAAAGCAACTAATTTCAAATCGGTAATATAACCAACATCTTCTAGAACATCATCGATTTCAGGGATTCCAGTATCAATTTCTTCATCCTCATATTCAAAGAGTTCGCAAGATAATTCATAAACATAATTTTTACCTAATTGATAAAATGGTTTTTCTACTTCAACTCTTTTGATTTCAAAAAACCTTTCTCCTAATGGAAAATAAATTAAATCTCCTTCTTTTGGTCTATCAACAAATGCTAAATCTTCTCCAGGATAATATACTCTAGATATTGAAGCAATCTCTGCTAGATATGGAGAAATGGATTCTTCGAATCTTTCTTTAGAAAGAACTAAACTTATTTCATTCTTAAGTCTTAGTCCAAACTTAGTCATGATATCACTATCAGGTGCATATCCATCATAGTTATTCAAATATGCTTCAATAGCAAAACTTGTATCGAATTTTGATGATTGAACCTCATTGAGTATATTATCAGTTTTCAGGAGTTTTCTTGGAATATAGAAAACTTCTATTCCATAAATTTTCAATTGTTCGTTTATTAAATCCTGTACTAGATTTTGTTCTCCAGCAGAACCTTGAAGAAAGAAAGGATTCAGTGCCATAATTATCCAATAAAATCTAAAGGTGGTAATTCATATTCAGAGGACATTCTCTGCTTAATGTCATCTAAATCTCTCTGGGCATCTTCATATATCTGTCTTCCGTTCAATTCAATTCCACCGGGAAGTTTAACACCATTGAATTTCATTAAATTTTGACCC